CCTTGACAGGCATTACGAAACTATCGTTGCTTGACTGATCAAGACCAACAACCAACTCAAGGTCACTTGACTGAACGCTGCCAGAAAGTTCACCCGTAAAGAAGGTTTGATACTCTTGACCTTCGCCAAGCTCATCAAGGTCATGAAGGTTTACACCAAAGATGCGCGTGATTGGAGCGCCGTCTTCAGAAGCCGTGTAAATTTCACGACGAGTTACTTCGTCAACTTGGTCAAGACCCCAGTTGCGAACATCTTCTAGAGCTTCTGGTGAAACGTACATGTCGGTCAAACGACCACGACCAACAGAAGCACTATTGCCGCCAGAGTTGCGGCGCATAACGGTCTGCATGAGGGAGACAAGTCTCTTGCTGAAAAGACCAGCCGTTGCGTCACCGTCATAAACAAGAATGTTACGATCAACACCAGCTGCGAGCAGCGTGTGCCATCCGTCATCATTCATCTTCTTAACGAAGCCAGCTTCCATGACTTGCATGGCGCGACCAACTACGTCCCAACGTGCTTCCTTGGCATATCGTAGAAGATAATCTACGGAAGATGCAATGCTGTACGTTGGAATCATTACGTAATCACTTTCAACGGCCCGTTCTGGCACTCTACCATGACCGGGATTCGTATAAGCGACATGTTCTCCTTCAAGACCGGGGCTTACCAAGTCAAGAGGAAATTCAGTTGTTGATCCAGCTTCGACATTAATAGTCTCGAAAATATTACCAAGGATGTTACCCACAAGGACACCCTTACGAAGTGGAAGCTCAAGAGCTTTAGCGAATTCACGCTGTGCGGCTTGTGCTACATTGATATCTGCATCCCCTGATTTACGCAGGAGAGTGATGAACTCATCACTAGGTCTTTCATTAATTGGCATGTTTAATTCTCCTTTAGTTTGTTTTAAGTTCAGGGAAGGTTTACTTCGACCTTGCAATATCCATCTTCGTCCTTAGACGAGAGGAATGCACCGATCTTAGTACCAGAGACAACCATTGATACGTTTCCTGCAACTGAGCCGCTTAGATAAGCGCCAGAACCAGCGACAGGTGAGCCGTCAATAGAGTTAGTTACGACATAACCTTTACGAAGAACAGTAACCTTACCACCCTTCTGTACTTCATCCTTATATTGATTAAGATGAGTACGAGTCAAGTCCTTATTAACAACATCGTTCAAAAGGATACCAACTGGGTTTCCAGAAGTAGCCTTCTTTACAAGGTTGACACCCTGATCCATAGCTGCGCCAGAGCCAGCCGTTGAGTCATGAACTACAGCACAACCACGAGTAGCTGTTCCATCATTGTAGAAAAAGCTAATGTCAGTTTGAAGTTCATATCTATCTGATTTTAGAGCCATGTTTATATCTCCTTTAATTACTTACTAAGTACGTTGTTTTCAAGCCATTCTGCGACACTCGCTCTGGTGGCTTCAAGTTCGTCAGTTTCTTCAGTAGCTTCTACAAGAGTAGCTTCTGTAGTTTCGACGCTTTCTAGTGCTTCTTCAGCTTCAGCTTCAGCTTCAGCTTCTTCAGCTTCAGCTTCTTCAGCCTTAGATGGTTTTTCTGTTACTTTGGCTTCTTCTTCTTCTTCGTCTTTCTTGACTTTGCCAACTTTCTTTTTCATTGTCGTCATTGCTTCGACAATGGTATCAAAAGTAGCGTCATCAAACTCTTCGTAAGAAGCGAGTGTTTCTTCAGCTTCTTCAGCTTCCAAACCAAGATCAAGAAGTGCAGCCTTGCGAGCTTCGGTCTTCTTTTCTTTCTTCATCTTCTTGAGTTCTTCCATTCTTTCTTTGAAGTCTTTGTCTTTAGCTTCTACAGATTCTTGAAGCTCAGTATAAGCAGCTTCTTTTTCTGCAACGCTGACTTCAAGAGCTTTGATAGCTTCTTCTTTTTCAGCGAGGGTCACTTCAAGCTTTGCGATTGATTCTTCTACTTCTTTTGAAGCAGCTTCGTCAAACTTAGCCTGAAGAGTTGTATTCTCTTCTTTAGCAGATGCTAGCTCACGTTGAACATCGGCAAGCTGCTTCTCTAAAAGATTAATATCTGACATGTCATCATCTCCTTTAGGAAAACTAGTTAAAATGTTTGTGTTATTTAGAGAGAAAGCTCTGCTAGAATCAAGTATAATACTTCTTGGATTAGCTGGTTTAGATACAAGACCTTTACCAGAAAAAGAAATATCTCTTAATGATCTACCAATTTTGTAGCCTTCATATTCTCCATTACCACCATAGGCGCGTAAATGCTTTGTTAAAAATGCAGAACCCTCGTTACGTTCTAGGAGTTTTGCACTACCTTGCTCATCTAATAGTGCGTAGTCAAAACCAGCGAATAGGCATTCCATAGAAACAAACCATTTGCCTTCTTGAATTTCAGCAATGATCTGATCCATGCGCTGTCTATTTTCTGGATCTGTCCAACTATTATATAACACAGCCTCAGTGATAATATCGAAATCATCCGGCTGAGTGTCATCTTCTATCCTATTGCCGTTTTTATCGACAACATAGCTCCCGGTTATATGTCCAATGATATCATTCTCATTGTGCATAAGGTTGAATTGTTTGTCTTCCGGTGTGCTTCTTGCAGCCCAAGTAGAAGCTGCGTCAAACACATCGTCATTCTTATTCCAACCTGTGGAAACAAGAACGGACTTGAGATAGAATAGGTCAATCTGTTTAGGATTTCCACTATCTGCTTTTATTTTTTCTGCGATGGCTAATTGTTCTGCCTCGTCATGCTCACAAAGAGTAGCTGGCATACAATAGGCTAAACTTGCGCTAGTTTGCACAAGATCAGCGATACCGTCTTTAATTTCTGACTGATGTATTTTCATATATCTCCCTCATCAACATTATACACAAAATATCAAAAAATTTATGTATTAGCCGATTTGACGTTCCACAAAAAGTCCTAATATATAAGCTCTATAATTATCTATAGTCATAGTATCTATGCTTATATTGTTAGTTTTAAGGTCATTAGTGAAATCTGAGGGTGTTCTTACTCCTGATTTAATCTTAGCATAGACTGTCTTTTCATCTACAGAATCGTCAACTTCTAGATTTGTAAACACATCCAATTTCAGTTGCTCTAAGTCTTTAACTTGAGATTTAGTCAGCTGTCTAAGATTCTTTTTGGAATTAGATTTTAGGTAGGCATTAGTAACAATGTCTGAAACATTATGCCAAGCTTTTTCAGACCAGACTATCATCTCGGCTAGTCCGGGTTTAGACTTTGGAGTTTCTACACGTTTCTTCCTTGGTTCCTTGTCCCTACTAAACATAGGTCTTCCATCTACATCTTTAGCGTTCTTCAAATCAATATCAACAGTCTTGTCATCTGTAGGAGGTGATTCAGGAGTAGGCGCTTCTGGCTTTGTTTCTTGTTCTTGCTCTGGAGGAGGTGGTGGATGAAATGGTCCAGCCTTATCTGGTCCTGTAGTTTCACGTTTAGTCAACTCTCTCTTAATTCTGATATTTTCAATCTGAGGTATTTCCTTGAATCGCTCAAGTAACGTTTCATGACTAATAATATCTCTGTCAGCAAGTTGAATAAGAAGATTTTTCTCAGCTGCTTCATCAGATAGAGTCATTTGGTCGAACTGAATATGAGCTTTATATCTGAAGCCCATAGCTTTTCTAACAATCTCTAGCTCTTTTTCCCAAAACTTGGTAAGTATATCTCTACCATACTGAAGTCTTTCCAATAATGTTTTAAGCGATATAAAATTGTTTGTGAACCCACCGCCATTTCCAGCCATGCCAGTAAGAGTTGGAGGAACACCTAAACCAGCATATATACTGTTAAGGACAGATGTGTATTTTTCTGAGCCTAAGAACTTATGGACATCAGTGCTAGATTCTTGGAATGACAGTTCTGGACCCCAAACAAGTTCCATAGTACCGCCACCCACATTACTAGCTAAAATATCTCTAAGTTTATTAATAGCTGCTTTATTAGGCAAAATCTTATGATCTAAACTACCAATGGTCCATAGTCTAATGTTAGATATAGCTCCATCTAATGCTGAGAGGTCTGCGAGTCTCATTTTCTCAAGCATAATAATATCATCTAAAATAGCGTAGATCATGGGGTTCGCCCACTGCTTCCAATCGTCTTTCTTGTAATAGAAAATTCCTAGCCTTTCAGGGTCGAGAGGAATATCTCGTTCACCACGAAGCAGGCTTTGCTTAATTGCTGGAGGCAAGGTTTCTAGAACATGATTTGGAATATCACCAGCTTTAAATTTGTCAAAGAAAGAATGTGTTGTAAGGGTATAATTCTGTTTACCCATAAATAGAGATACTTCACCGTCCTTCATTTTTACAGTCAAAGGATTGAAGAAATTGTACCTCCAAGGTATCTCATCTTTATTAGCTTGTGGAACTTCTACCTTAATGTCTGATGATAACGCCTTCATGTAATTCTTTAACTCTGGCGTAATCTTTGCATAGCTTCTGTGTACAATCACATTTCCTGTTTTATATAGATTATTTAGGAATCGTTCTGATCTTTCTTTTCCATTTACATTTCTAAACCATTGATGATAGAACTTTTCCACGCTCTTATCTCTGTGGACAATCTGTATGCCCTGACTGCCGAAGTCGCCCATGAGATCAATAATGTTTCTAATAATTCCAACCTTGTCGTAAGCATCCATACACATCTTAATGATGCGTCTTTGCTGGTTTGGTACAGCTTCGTCGGGACGAAATGCGTAATAGTCTTTGGGGCTAAATCCGGGCTTAACGGATCTGTTTGGTTCAATATCAATGAAGTTTCTATAATGAGTACCCTGAGATTTACTAAGACCAGAGTAAGAATCAACGCTATCTGAAAATTTAGACAAAGCTTCTGCTTTGCTGTTAAAATCATCATCTTCCCAAGTTATCATGTTTTCTTCACTCATCTTTTACCTCAATTGAAATGTAATTGGATTGTATATGTATTAATACACATCTTTCATGTTATCTGCAAACCAGCTTGGACCATTGTACATTTTGTCGTCTGTTTTGGGTTTGTGACCGCCTGTAGCAAATCCACCATAGAATTGATATTCAGCTTGAGTAGGAGTTCTCTGCAAGATCCTAGCAGCCATATTAGCCATCAATAAAGAAGAGTATCTATCTTTGCGCATCTTACTTTTCTTCCCAGTTCCAACAACAACCTGTGGTGTATCCCATCTATCTCGACCTGAAGTGGTTTGTGTCATCTGTATCATCGCTAGTTCATCTTTTAGTTCTTCAATATCTAACACGCATTCTTCTAATGTGTCAAACATTCTATTTTTCATATCATCTTCATGATTAGATACGTCTATACTTACAGAATCAAAAAATGGGAACAATAAAACCTTATCTTCAAAATCTTTTCTAAGGCCATGATTGGCTTCTGACAACCAATCATATTTTGCAAACTGACACATTTCTAGTATATGCAATCCACGCTCACCATCAGTGTCTTTTTCTTTATTATCATCTATGGTAGGCCATATAGCAATCTCACCTTCTTTTATTTTATCTTTATCATGCAAGGATTCCATGACGGCTACACCGCCACCCTGAGCGTCCATAGCTATATGTATACATGGAAACAGTTTCATCAAATCTCTAATTTTCCTCGCACAGTATGCGTAAAAATCAGTCTCAGTAGAATAGCCTTTCTTAACTCGCTCTTTATGTTCTGATCTATTAGTTGTCCAGCAGTGGACTATTCTTCGATGAGTAGGATTGACTTCTAGAACTACAATGCTAAAATTATCAACTTCTGATGCAGGGTCAACACCAAATATATATTGTTTATCTTTACTTCCCATTAATGTTGCCTCAAACGTTATTGAGTTTCCATCTTTATCTTTAATTGGATTTTGGTCAGAAGCTACGCAAGATTCTATCAAAGATCTCTTGAAGAAACCTTGACTGTCTCTGGTAAAACAAGCTCCATATTCCATTTGATATATGCCAGTATGAACTGTAGCCTTAGATCTAGCAACCTGATCTGCATCCATAAAGCCTTTAGGCAAAAGCTCATAAGGCATACGAACAATAGAGTACTGAGTCCAATCAAAACTTTCTGGAACTTCGTCGCCAAATATCTCTCTAAGCTTTGCATAATCACCTTTGCTTTTTATAATAGCTTTCCACTTCTTCCAATAAGTAGCAAAATGATTGAAATCATAATATGCCGTGCCTGATAAAATAATTTGATTATCTTTTTTTACCTCTTTTTCTTCTTCTGCAAATTCTACTCCCAGCTCTTCTGCTTTTTTCTGTGCTGCTAATCTTTTTACATTTTCTACAGGGTCTGCGCTAACAGCTGCAAAACCAGCTACAACATTTTCAAATATCTCTCTAGGTATAGACGCAAACTCATCAGCGATAATATCGTTAGCACGTTGACCTCTAATCTTCTGTCCGTCACCCAGCGGTAAGCAAGTTACAGTGCTATCGTTTAATCTAAGAGTGCATCTATCCGTATCTCTACGTGGGCCACTATCTCCATCACAGATGTCTCTAAGCATAGGTGAATTTCGCCACATAGTTTCCATATATTCAAATAGAACTTTGGACTGCCTGAATGCAGCGCCTACAACAACAACTTTTCTTTTAGGTAATATTAAAGCCCTTAACACAGCATATAAGGAAAGTAGGAAAGATTTACCAAAGCCTCGACTAGCAATTAACATAGGAAATTTTCTATTCCATATCTCTCTTAAAAACAGGGATTGAGATGGTAATAGCTGTACATTAAGAATTTCTTTACAAATAAACGAAAGGTACTCAGGTCTAGTCATTAAAAATGCTAGCTTTAAATTAAAGTCATCATCTGTGGGGTCTAGTATAGACGTAGGATTAAACAATGTAGTTCCTGTATCGTCTAAGCCTAGCCAAGCTTCGTCTATTTTTTTAAGTTTATTTTGTTTTACCATGAATATGCAATCTCATCTGCAAACCCGTAATACACAGCATCCTCCGCTGTAATGTACCAATCACCAGATTTAAGTTTTCTGGTTAAGTAGGTTTTTACTTTATCAGGATCTGGCTTGCTTCCATACTTTTCTTTAAAGAACTTACCGCCAACGCAACTATGGGTATATATATCCATCATTACGTCACATATATGTTTCTCGTACTTTACCCAATTCTGAACGCTTAGATACTCACCTCCAGCATCAGTAGAACCGTAGTGAGCCATGAAGTATGTGTTAGTTGTTATAAGCCGCTTGTCAGCAGCTTGAAATATTATACTACTCATAGACTCTGCTTGACCATAAGCAATAATTGTAACATAAGATTTTGACATACAAATTGCGTCATATATAGCCATCCCATCAGACCATTCACCCCCAACGCTATGCATATGAATAGTAATAGGACTTGTAGATTTAGTTTCTAAGGCTCTAATATTTTTTAGAAAGGTATTAGACATTTTGTACTCTACGCCGGGATTCTCGTTCTCGTCAGCTGAGTAACAGTTATGTAGAAATATCTCTCGCCTGTCTATGTTAGCTCCATAGTTATGAAGATCATATAACAGATCTTTATCTCCGTAATTCATTTTTTTCTCCCGATGGTATACATCTCGTTAATCCTTTTAAAAATGCTACTAACTGCTAAAAACGCTGTATGCTTGTCTCCACAAAAAAGAACATGAACATTATTATATAACTCAAACTCTATTAAACATTTTAACATATACCTTCCTGTAATCTTTACTGACGCTTTGTTTTTAATGGGTATTCTTGTTTCTTTTGGAAACTTCATAAGTTCTGCTAGACCAAATTCTAGTATCATATACTTATGTGGAAAAGTCTCCATTCTTTCTATCTCTTTAAGAAATGTATGTTTTTTAGATCCTAAGTTTTGTGCTAATTCTTCTACGCAGCCTTTTCTTTCAATACATATCTTATCTTCTAAGCCTTGAATAGAATAATCGCCAGTATCTAGTTTTTGATCAATCATACCAGCGCATGTATTAAACTTACTAAAATAATATCCATCTTGTTCACGAGTGTCTTTGATAACTGTAAACTCAGGAGCCTGTTTGTATTTGCTCATTTTATTATTTCTCTAAACATTGTTTCGTAGTGGGATTCTTTACCTGTAATTGATTTATGACAATATCTACACAACGTTATTCCATTGGAAGTTTCATATCTAAGAGATGATGCTCCAGCCCATTTTGTAATATGATGCACTTGTAAATTCCTCTTACTCTTACATCCGGGCATTTTACATGTAAACCTATCCCTCTTAAGAACTTTAATACGAAAGTCTTTATATACTGGATCGTTATAATCTCTCATAGGCATTCTATTTTATCCACTCTTAAAAATTTTCTAACTTTTCTACACAGCACTCTGGTTTCTATAGTATGTTCTGTCTTCATTAAAGATGTCATAATCCTAAGCATTATAGTTGCACAAGCGTCGTCCGGGTTGTCTGCTTCTAGTATGTATAACGAAAAAGGTAGTCTATACTCCCTTAAAGAGTATTTTTCTATTTCTAAGTATAAATCTGATAAATCTATTGATAGTCTATAGTTTGGCATCCAACATCATTTTAACCAATCCTTTTAGGTCGCATTCTGGTTTCCATCCAAGCTTCTGTTTAGCTTTAGAACAATCTCCTCTAAGATACTCTACTTCGCATGGTCTATAAAATTCTTTATCTATTACTACAAACCTAGACCAATCTTCTAGTCCTGCACAAGTGAATGTTTCATCTAAGAAATTTTCTATACTGTGTGTCTTTCCAGTACAGATGACATAATCATCTGGTGTCTTCTGTTGTAACATAAGCCACATAGCTTTTACGTAATCTCCTGCATATCCCCAATCGCGTGAAGCTTTAAGATTTCCAAGTCTTAGTTTAGGAAAGCTTTCTCTATGAATTACTATGTGGTCACTTGTAAAATCTAGTGGAAAATTATCAACTGAAGTATAAGATAGCCATTTTTTAAAGTTAGCTACCCAATTAACTATTTTCTGCGTGACAAAATTTTCACCCCTTCTTGGTCCTTCGTGATTAAAAAGAATGCCAGAACTAGCATGAATCCCATAAGCATCACGATATATACGAACAGCGTGATGGGCAGCAGTTTTAGCGATTGCATATGGTGAATTGGGCATAAGTTTAGTTTGTT